TCTTCCCTTCCGCCTGTATCTTCTCAAGAGTCGAGGCCTTGTCCTGGTTGAAAGCGGCCAGCGCCTTTTCTTTGGCTGCTTCTATCTGGTCAAGCGGCAAGGCCTGATTGCAGGTTGGGCAAGTGTCGCTACCCCGGTACTCGAAGGTCAACGCGCTAGCATCTGCGAAGGTCTGCCGAAGTTCTGCCAGTGAAGAGTCTATCCGCGTGGATTCTATGGTGTCTCTCTCGATCTGGCGTATCAACCGGGCGATGGTATCCTTCAGCGTTGCGACCTGATTGTTCAGGTCTCTCAGCTTCTTATCGGTTCCCTGCCCGGCGGCATTGACCGCCTTCTGGTGCTCGTTCTCCAGCTCCATGATCCGGGCGTTGATCTTTTGGAGTTCGATCTGTTTCTCGGCTATACCCCCGCCCTGCTCCGTCATGCCCTTGCTCCACTCAATCTCCTGTCGTTTGGCTCTCAGTTGGGACAGTTCCTTTTTGATCGTCTCGGGGTTATGGCCGTTCGTTTCAGGGATCGACCGGCGCGCTTCATCAATCCTCGCCGGGATCATCTTCAACTCGTCATTGATCTTGGTGCGCTGTCCGGCAATAACCTTTTTATGGTCTTCGAGCTTGCGGTTTCCGAGGATCCCGGGAAGATCAGCCAGTTCTCGGTTGCTCTCGATCACCGCCGAATCGCTCACGTCCCCGCAAATCTCCAAGAGTAGCTTGCGCCGGGCGTCCCATTTGAGAACTTCACAGAAATGGCGGGGGTTCGTCAGAAGTTTGAAGGTTTCCTCTCTCCCGGCGATCTGGTCGATTACATCCTTGAACTCGTTGGCCTTCTTGGGGACTCCATCGATATAGTGGTCTGTCGTGTGACCGGAGAATTCCGGCGCCGGGTTGCCCCTCTTTTTGACCCACTTCTCGGCGTAGGCTTTCTTCAAAGTGACCATTCTGCCGTCCAGTTCAATGATCGCCTCGACCTCATGGCTCAAGTTGTGGATCGGCTGACCATCCGGTCCGAGGGTTTTTATCTCGAAATCTGCCCTATTCAGCGAGTCTTTACCGAACAGGAGCCAGAACCATGCATCCGCGAGTGTCGTCTTTCCGGTCCCGTTATCGCCGAAGATCGAAATATCCTGACCGTTTGGCTCGATCTCAAACTCTCGTAGCCCCTTGAAGTTTCTAAGGGTCAGCCTTTGCAGTTTCATCTTTTCCTCCTTTCGAGTGTGACCACACTCCATTCAATCTCAATTAACCCTCGGACACCCCATTCTCGGCGGCTCGTCCCCTGTGAGCCTCTGGAGTATCCTCTGAGGGGTCATCTCTTGCCTCCGAAACTCATCGGCTACGAAATCCCATGCGAGTTGTGCATCTGTTTTCTGGCTGTTATCTGCTGCGCTCATGATTGGGCCTCCGTAAATTTACCGTCTTTCAGACAATAGAACGTGTCCGCTTTGATCTTTTTGCCGTCCACTTTGGTGGTTTTGACCTTGATACGGTGCCAGCCGTCTTTCCTATATTCCCATTCCGCCAGTGTCAGCCAGCACCCCGTATTACCTTTTGCTTTCCCTTCAATCCCTAGTGCACTGGCTGCGCCTTGATAACCCGTGGCACTGGCTGCGCCTCTTGTACCCGTGGCACTGGCTGCGCCTTGATCACCCGTGGCACTGGCTGCGCCTTGATCACCCGTGGCACTGGCTGCGCCTTGATCACCCGTGGCACTGGCTGCGCCTTGATAACCCGTGGCGTGTTCCGTTTTCCCTAAATCTTTAGCTCGATCAAACGTAATCTGTATCGCCGCTGAGATCATTGCGTGGAGATCAAGTTTGGCACCTACAGATAATTTAGTCGTCACCCGTTTCGTGTCACAGTCAGTCTGTTTTGACACGCATTCATCGGGAGACTCAACCTCGCAAAATACACTGCTTGCAGGGGGATAGTATCCAAACACATCTAACGGATGCTCACAAAAATGGATACCACTTTTACATAGATCGGCATGGCCTTCGGTGAACTCCTTGCCGACTTCATATTGTTTGCCATTACACCGCATATTAGGGTCGAACCCTTTAAATCCTTTCATCTCTCTCCTTCCTCAAACGCCTTCTCGACGGCCTGATGGAACTCTTCGCATTCATCCTCATCCGAGAGAGTCACGCACTCATCTGCCTTCGGGCAATCGACGCAAAGGGCTGTTCTGACACTGGACTTGACAAGCCCCTCATAGGTGTAGAAGAGATTCGGTCCGTCCTTGTAAACGGTCGGTTTTGCTTCTTTGGAGATGCCAAAAATAATATCCATTATCTTATTCAGGTGATCCACTTTGGCCATCTCTAGGTCTATTTCTGACTGTAGTTGTGTTTTTGTTTTGACTTCTGCTATGCTATTCATACAGGTTCTTCCTCCCGCCCTGATCAGTTGACGCTGATTCGGGCCTTATTTTATTCCCCCTCCGTCATCCCAAGAATGGTGCGGGCCAACACTACTGCCTTTTGCGTTAATGTTTGCCCACCGTTGAATATCATCTCGTGACTATTTGCCATTGCCGCCATTTGCCTTAATGCCTCAACGTCATCTCCCTCAATGATTACCCTGCTCGTAGTTTCAACCTTTACCATCTTCCCTCCTTTATCCTTCTGTTCACCTTACGGTGTGGTTAAAAAAACTTGCCTTGCCCAATTCCCAATCGGTACTCCGAGATTCCCTCTCTCTGAAAATCTCCTCTTGTCTCTTCTCGCACTCGGCCTCATCCTCCAGGTTCACGCATTCGTAGGGCTCGCGAAGGCAGGTGGTGCAAACACTATCCACGTTCTCCCTAACGATCCTCTGAATCCCTTCAAGCCACATTTCCCGTCCCATGAGGGGATCACTACGGTTCCATGCCTCTAATTTAGTGGTGAGGGCTTCTACTGTTTGCATGGCTGATCCTTCCGGGGCCTTCCGCCCTTGCTCTGGTTTATCTTACGGCATTTCGGGCATTGCGTTGATCTCAGGTGCTTCGTCTCCTCGTATTGATCCCCGCAAATACGGCACCAGCCTATCAACTTAAAATTTGGCTTTAACAAATTTGATGTTTCCATTTGCCCTCCGATTAGCCCCATTATACACTTATTTTATCCTTTGTCAACAGTTTAGTCCTCAGCATCCGGCATGAAGATAACCTGCTTTCCTAGTTCCTCGGCAAGTGCCAGCTCTGCTCTCGCCCCTACAGAGCGGCTCCATCCTTTGACCATGCAAATCGCATCAGATCGCCTTAGCATTTCCATGTCGCCGTCGAGAAATACCTGATCTTCGCAGAGTCCCCCAAAATGGCTTGAGTTTTTGTGGGGGCAGATGACGGCCCACTTCCTCTGCCAGAAGTAGATAGCGGCCCTCTCGGCTGTTCTGATATTGTCCTCAAGCTCGGATTCCGTCTTAGCCCGATATGGCCCGGAAATGAAAATGATCTTCATTGATGGTTCTCCGCAAACGAGAATAAGTCAACGGCATTTGCCGCAGATTCTGCCGATCTGAGGTTCTTCACTAATACCTCATAGTAGGACGGTTTCAATTCAATGGCGATCGCCTTGCGCCCGAATTTGAGGGCTTGGTATGCCTCTGATCCAATGCCTCCGAATGGCGTTAGAATCGTTTCCCCTGGGTTAGACCAGAGTTTAACGCACCGCTCAATCGTGCCGAGTTGCAATGGGCAGATGTGCTTTTCGTCATCGGCATCACGGGCTTTACCGTACTGCAATGTGTCAGTCTCATGGATTCCGAGCCATATCCCGTTCGCCCATTCAATCCACGTCTCATTGTCCAGTTCCCCATGTTCAACCGGGGTGACGGGAACTGCATTATCTCCGGCCTTCTTGAATAACAATATCTGGTCAACCAGTGCAGGCCTTGAATCTGAGGAGTCCTTCCGTAATTGTACGAAAAGCAGCGCCTTGCTCTTTACTCGGATCGCCTGACTCTGTGGGTTTTTTTGCACGAACGCTCTGCCTGTGAATATCCATCCCTCTCTCTCGTAAGCCCTGATAACCTCTCCGGGGAAATCACGCAGCCCGATATACCCGTCACGAGTAAACATTGCCGGAATGTCGCTGGTATGAACGCACGTCAATCGCCCCGGCTTTGTCACCCTGAGTACCTCGCGGATAATGAACTTGTAATGCTCAAAGAACTCATCCCAACCGCGACTATTGCCCAGATCACGCTCACTGTCTGTGTACGTGAATAGGTCGGCAAATGGTGGGGAGTACACGCTCAGGTCAATGCTATTCTCTGCCAGTTCCTTGAGTCTTACGCATGAGTCCCCAAGCATCGCCGTCCAGTTTTCGCCCTTCACTGTATTCTCTTTGTATTCTGATTGTTTCGGTTCCACTATTCCTAATTCTCCCTTCTCATATTCTTTAACCTCAGAGACGAGATTGGCAATGAGTCTCTTTGCCATCGCATCTTTTCGCATGATGTTTTGATGAATTTCAGACTCCACCTCGTGCATGATCAGATAGACATTGACGGCCTCGGTTTGTCCATATCGCCATTCACGCCGGATGCACTGATAATACGTCTCCCATGAGTCGTTTAGTCCCAAGAAGATCATATTTGAGGCGTTCTGGAAGTTCATCCCAAATCCGGCTATCTTTGGCTTAACTATTAATATTCGGATTTTACCATCTTGGAATTCCTCTAGTGCCTTTATTTTATACTCAAGACTGTCAGAGCCTTTTACCTCTACTGATTCGGCAATACATGATGCGGCTCTTTTGCTCTCATCATCAAGTCCACACCATATTATCCATTGTTTGTCACTTGTGGATATAATCTTTTGTAGCTCCATTATCTTACCATCTATTGTATCCCTGCGAACCTTCGCCCTGTCGGTTATTCCGTGAAGTTGTGTGAAGAATAGTTGGCCTGTGGGACAATAATCACTATGCACAAATATTGGGGTGATGTTAAGATGAGGAAGGATGAATTCATTATCATCGTACCCTAAATCAGATGGCTTCGTCATTGTAATAGCCCATGAAGATAGCCACTCAAAGAAAGGTTTTTCCGCATGATGTTTCAACCGCCATTCTGTTCCGTTTTTATTTGAACCCTTCCTGCGATACGTTTTATCCTCAATCACGATTGTATGTTCTTTATTCGCATTGACAAAGAACATAGATAGCATTTCGTTCATTTTACAGATACCCAGGAACTCAGTATGGTTGCCGAGTTCAATGCTATCGTTCGGCGCGGGGGTAGCTGTACAGCATAATCGGTATTTGATGGTCGCGCATAGCTCGGTCAATTTCTGTCGTGTTTTCCCACCGATGGATTTCAGGATGCTTGATTCATCCAGAACCACGGCACCAAACTGCGAATAGTCAAACTCGGATATCATCTCATAATTCGTGATGGATACCGGGCCTGATACGTCAGACTGGCTACGGACATATTTGATATCCAAGCTGATCTTCTTAGCCTCCCTGACGGTCTGTCTGGCCACCGATAGGGGAGCTACAATCAACGTCCTCTCTCCGAGTAATCTGGCCCATTCAAGTTGAATGAACGTCTTCCCCAGACCGGTGTCTAGGAAAATAGCGCATCGGCCCTTCTTGCAGGCCCATTTCACGATATCCTTCTGCCACTCAAACAACTTCGGATGAATATCGCCACGGGCAATATCTATGCCCATGTTCTGCATTTTTTACTTTTTGCTCTCCAAGAACTCCACATAATTTTCCATGTCCCCACTTTACACCCTTACTAACCTTTTGTCAATAGATAACGAGTAAACAAAATAGCCCCCGCTGGCGAGAGTAACCAGCGAGGGCCGGGTGAAGGAGGAAAGGGAGAAAGGCTAATCGTATCTATTTAGCACCAAAATCATTTAGACTCAACTCTCCCCCATGAAAGCAACTCGTTGAGCGCCGGGGAACACGTATCCTGACCCTCGGCTGACCGCACTTGCATCTCTGATGCTCCACATCCAGCAATCCCATCTTGGTGCTGCTGTAGGCTACCGTTTTCCATCGGTGGCGATGACGTGCTGTGTGAGTCGGTCATGTTAATCTCCAGAACAGGATAATTCCAGCCACGATCATTAGCACCATCGCCAGTACATAGCCGACCATCGCCCCGAAGAGGTCCTTCCATGCCTCATCACGAGTCCACTTGTCTTCATTGCTCTCGTAGTCGCGGAAGATGTCTCTCAATCCCCAACCGAGTATCGGAATAGCTATAAGCATGCCGATCGGGATATGTAGCAGGACACGAGCCTGAAAGTCCCCAACCTTGTCGCGGCAATGTGTGAGAATCTTCACTTCGTCGCCTCTTTGCCGAAGAAGTAGCCGATGATCAGGAGCGCGATCTCTTTGAAGCTATCCCACGAAATGACCGTGTCCGAAGTGGCGAACTTGTAGACGACCACTCCGACGACAGCCAGCACGCAGATTCCCCGGATTGTGGGAGCGCCGATCTGCGCGATGAGTTGCCGGAAGAAAGAGTCCTTCACGGGCTCGGTTGGAATATGTTTTTGAATATTTGTCGTATCTGATTTCGGTTCTTCTACCATGATTAGCACTCTCCCTTTGCATGGGCCTCTAAATGTCCATCGATCTTGGCCTCAATCGCCCTGGCCCAGATTGTCTGTTCGGCATTTCCTTTGTCCAAGGCGGCGTGCTTCGTGTCACATATGGCTTGCTGCTTGGCGATACCATTAACTGCGTTTTGTATTCCTATTTTTAGATTGCCAATTTCTGATGCGAGTCTCCAAATAGCCCCGCCGACTATGGCCGAGGCTCCCAATATCACACTTGCGATTCCTGCATCCATAGATCACCGCCTTCTAAAATCGTCAATCAGTCGCTCTATCCCCAGAACAATAATCAGCACCAGCATTCCAGTCTCAGCCCCGCGGACCCACAGATTGTCCTCCAAGAAATTGACACGAGGGTTGAACCATAGCCCGGTAAACACCGCCAGCCAGAGTCCGGCAAAGGCGACGATCAGAGCGTCCGCCAACAGTTCCTTGATGTCGTCAAACCATTTCATTCATTGCCTCCGCCAACATTGCCGCTTCCGAGGCAATGGTATCCACGGTAACAGCCACTGTCTCTTTATCCTCGCTCAGTACCTGTTCGCAGGTGGTCGTGCAGCGACGATCACATTTCGTACATATTATTTTCATATCGGTTCACCTCTTATTAAGCCGCGACCCAAATAACCGCCCCCGGCGTTCCGTAGACCCTGAAATTTCGTACACTGATCTGGTTAACTCCGTCGCTGGACTTGTACCATAACTCAATAGCATCTCCTGGCATCCACCCGGTAATGTCTTCGCTATAAGTGGTGTAACTTGTTCCTGCGACCGGTCTCTCGGTGCCGATCGCCGTGCTTACGCCTGCTCGTTTCCGGTATATTCTGCCGTACCCAGTGGTTGCCGTATTCCCCGCGAGGTCAAACTTTATCCGTAGATTTCCTGCGCCCCCCTGGATTGTCCGGGCGAGGTTATAGGTTCCTCTAGTTGTACCCGCCACAGCGTCAACAGATGACTGTAGAGTGTCGGAGACTGTATAGAACGACCCCATCGTGTCTGCGTAAGCCTTCCGCACCGCCTGGTTATCCGTTGATGGGTCGGAGGCCGGGAGAACGGGGATTGATGAGAAGGTTTTCACCCCGGCGATGGTTTCGGCATAATTAAGAGCAGGGGCTTGTGCCACCCAGTCCGACCCGTTAGAACGATAGAGTTGCTGCCTGTCCGTGGCAAACGCGAGTGCGCCGGAGTTTGATGCTGCGGCAGGGAAGTTGCTATACGTATCGTAGATATTGACTGGTGAGGGGTTATCCCATAACGGATTAGCCCCGGCGCCTTGCGTTTTCAAATATTTCCCACTATCCCCAGGAGCTAAGGAGGTGAACCCTGTGCCGTTATGGTAGAGCACTTGCCCTTGAGCGCCGGCAGCGCCAATATTCTTCAGGAGATTATTTTGCAGGTCGAGGTCGTCAGAGAGTTGCACATCGCCATCGAGCCCTTTGAGATAGCGAAGATTGTCTCTAACATGGGTATTCAATTCCGAGAATAATAGTTTTGCTCCAGATATGAATGTTTTTGGTGCTGTCCAAGCCATTTGTCACCTCAATATGCTAATACGTCAGGGCCGTCAAGTGCACTAGAGTCCAAAATGAAAGATTCTCCCATGATTGCCGAAAGAGTCCATTCGGTTTCCATGAAACAGGGTCCGAGCGAGTGCCTTATTTTTTCAATGAAAAAGTCGCCATTCACCGCCGTTTGAGGTTCAATAACCGTGATCCGGTCTGATATTTCCTTTCCGAGCATTGCTGCTAGCTTTGCGTCCGTGTCAGGGCGTAGCTTAACCACAATCTCCGCTCGAGGGTCTTTGTGCCGCGCCAGCAAATACCGGCTCCGGTTGCTGGCATCCTCCACCGTATCAAGAAGCTCGCTGTCAAATTCATCCTCCCTGATACCATAATCCGCTTGAGATGTTGAGTCGTTGATAGTGCTTGACCCCTCGTCAGTATCTTGCAGCAGTTCGCCGCGAAAACGAAGGAACGTCAGATGCAGGCCAGAGGTTCCGGTGTTGGTTACAGCAATTCCGATGGACTCCGCGTATTCGGTGAGAGCGATAGAGATATCGGCCGTCCGATCAGTTCCCAATCCGTCCTCCTGACTGTTGGCTGTGTAATCCGTGGTTGCCACTGGCGTTGTGATCGTCAATGCCGGATATGCGAGCAACGCATTGATATACTTAGTCTCTCCACCCGTCAGATAAGGGATATCCCAATTACGCCATATTTCCGCCAGAGTGAGAAGAGTTCTGGCGTGGGCTTTGGTGGTGATCCGGTTGTATAATTCCCTCTCCCCATAGTTGTAGGTCATCGCATAATGGTCGTTGTTAAGGGTGTAGACACTGGCATCATGCGGTGGTGCCCCTCTATGGCTTCGGCTCTCAAATATGATTGTGCCGTCAGCCTTGTCGTAGACTCTCCCGCAACAGGATTTTGTGACCTGGCTTAAAGCGTCGATCCCATTGTTTCCGGTGAACCGGGCGTAATCGTACAAGTCCTCTCCGGTATCCAGAGAGTTGGCTATTGTTTCCCCCGACCTCTCCACGGCATCGATAATAGCCGCGATAATCTCCGCCTCTGTTTTGTCCTCCAGTAAAGTGGTAGTTACCTTAGTTTGGAATCTGACAAGCTGCCCAACAGCGTGAATATAAGCGTCCTTTTGCTTCGCTGCCGGATTGGGCACAACGCGGGTAAGGTATCCGTAGAATATATCGTAAGTCGTTCCGGCGTAGCTGGCCTGAATCTTGATTGGCCGCATCGGTTTGATGTTGCCGTAATATGGGCCGGAGGCGTATTCTGGCGAGAACCGCTTATCCGTGTTCACCACGCGAAGCTCGGCCGTTGATACCTGGACTTCCCCTAGATCGGAATCCCTTCCCCTCTCAGTGGTAATTGATTTCACGTAGGTGGTAATGTCCTCATCTGCATCAGAAAAATCGCCATCGTTATTCCAATCGATGTAAACGGCATACGTAGGCCACGGCATTTATGCGGCCCTCCCGTAAGTTCTCCGCTCTTCATCCCTGATATAGCCATGTATGAGCCGTGCAAGTTGCCGGATGCTGGACTCGTCACCCATTACAGCCATCGTGTTGACCGTGACGTTGACTCCCATGCCTCTGCCGAGTGGTACGACGGCCTCCGGGCCTGACTCGCCTATGAGTGCCATTGTGGGGCGCGTGACTATCCCGCCGGAGGCCAGCCGGGGAATGTTCACTTCTGAAACACTTGGGAGATTGATGCCGAACCCATTGCCACCTATTCCCGGAACCCAATCGGGAATAGACACGTTGATGGTATTCAAGGCCCCGATAATCAGGTTTACAGCCTTAATGACAGCATTTGCCCAGAACTCGTAGTATCCGATCATGGCATTGATCGGAACCTTCATCGCTGAGGCAATAGCGTTCCATGCCGTTGAAGCTGCGCCTTTTACCGTATCCCAATGCTTGACGAGTAAAACCCCACCGGCTACCAAGCCAGCGATAGCCAGAGCTACTAAGAAGATGGGGCCAGTCGAAGCCGCCAGAGCCGTGAATACCGCGCTCATGGTTGCCACTCCTGCGATAATCTGAGGGATGAAACCGAGGAATAGAAGGATTGGGCCAGCAACAGCGGCGAAAGCCCCGGCCACACCAGCGATAACCACAATCGCCGTCTGTAAAGGTTCGGGTATTTTGTTCCATAGGTCAAGGAGCGTTGTGAGAGCGGTTGTGAATTTCTCCATCACCGGGAGCACTACCGCCCCAATCGATTCCTTGAGGTTATCGAACGTAATGCTCAGTTTATCGAATGAAGCGGATGAGGTGTCACTATAAGCCTTAGCTTGCCCTCCGAATTTCGCCTGCAACTCCGCAAGCACTTGGGTAGCCGTGGCCCCTTCAGCCAAGGTAATGCCGTACCGTGAAAGGATGGCAGTATTCCCCTGGGTGACTTTCCCGACTAATTGAGCCGCCGACGCGAGGTCCATACCTTTAGCCCTGGCTAAGTCCATTGCCAACGGGAGTTTTTTTAGTGCGACATCAGCAGAACCCGTTTGCTCGGTCAGAGCTTGCAAGCTGGCGTAAATATCCTCGTCTGCGTAAGCCATGTCCAGGCCTGTATCGATTGCGCCCTTGATGCCTTCTTTATACTCAGAGTAGGCTTCCCCTGTATTAGTGATCGCTTGTCTGAGCCCTTTTATCGCCTTTTCCTCGTCCGCCGCCGCCTTACCCGACAAAGCCAAAGCGCCAATGGTAGCAGCTCCGAATCCAGTCATCGCCGCCCCCGCCTGCTTTAGCTGCTTGTTCGTCACACCGTCAATGGTGTTGCGAAACTCATTCAGTTTATTTGTGGCCTGATCTTCCAAAGTGAGAAGAAATTTTAAATCTGTAGCCATTTAATCTTTTTCCCTTGCCTTCGCTTCGGTGTGGATAAAGGCCCAAATCTGGTCTGTGACACTGATCGGGGTGTTCTGGTATTCCTGATAAGTCCACCCCATTTCCTTCATCATCCGGTATCTGCGCCATTTGAGAACATCTTCACCCTCTAACGGAGTGCCGACTGTTAGGGATTCAAAAAGGGCTAGGTGGATACCGTCACGGAGTTTTTTGACCACTCTCCGGCCGCGCTTTGGATTTGGTCTATCTTTTCAAGGATAGGGATTCTGTAGCGGGCCTTGAGATTGGAGATGTTTTCCATTGTCACCGGGACCGGCTTCCCATCCTCTTTAAAACTCCATCCGGTTATCATGCGCTCCATCAACGAGAGTTTGCCGAGGTCTAGTGATACATCGGACAAACCCTTGTCAGACCTGACTTTAGCGCCAACCATGCGGTTAACAATATAGTCCTGGTCTGCCTGGGTGAGCTCTTCCTTGAGGTCTACAAACTCACCGTCCGGGAAATCCACACGGACGGTTTCACCCGCAATAAAAAACTTTCCCATATTCCTCCTTGTTGTTCTAAGCACTAGGCAGTGGTAATTGTCAGAGCGCCATCCACTACCAGATCGGCGGTGAAGGTCATCAACTCGGTAGTCTTCACCGGAAGTGACAGCTTCTTAATCCAGCACTCCCCGGTGATTTTCAGGTAGCCGGACGTGTTCCCGGCTGGATCAAAAACGAATGACCGGGTAGTCGTATCCGCCATAAAGTTCTTCATGATCGTCCATGCGCTTGATGCGGCATCATCAAACACGCACTCAAGGCTGAAATCCACCTTTTGCAGTGCCGGATAATATTTGTATCCGCCTGCTCCGCCTGTTGTCACGTCAGCCAATTCAATTTCACCAGGAAGACCCGATACTGACTTGACGTATGCCGAGATATCAACGTTGTCAGATGCGCCTTGAGAATCCAGCGTGAATACTAGACTTTTCCCTGTGGTTTTTCCCGAAGTTCCCATGTTTTACCCCCTGTATTTTGATACAAAAAAAGACGCTCTTTTGAGCGCCATGTGGTACAATGAGTGAAACTGTTTAAGGAGTGATTGCAATGAAAATAGTGTTAGTTTGTCTGTTCTTGTCCCTGATCTTTGTTGGTGTTTGCGCCTGCGGCGGTGATAGCGCCTCAGCGGTTACCCCTACACAATCGGCATCACAGGATATGGGTGAAATAACAAACACCGTTCGTTCGTTTTTTACGGCCCTGAATGACTACGACAAAGACGCGGTGGGTAATCTTCTGGCCCCGGATGGCGGTGAATGGTATGCCACCCTCGCCATATGTGAGACTATGAAAATGCAGATTTCAGTTATCGAAGTCGGGACTCCGCAGATTAACGGGAATCGTTGCACGGTATCCGTCACCACATCCTCTACTGCGCCTGGGGTTTCGATGAATGAGCCGACTGACACCCGCGATATGTATCTCGCCAAAGTGTCCGGTAGATGGCTCGTTACTGTGGAAGATTAGAGCCGTTTCCACGCAACCAGAAAAGAGCACGAATAGGTAGATACGCCGCCAAATGCCCACGTGACGCGGTTGTACTGTTCGCATGTTCCGGCCACCGTTTTGCGCTCTGTACCCCGGACGGCCACAGCCCCATTAAGCGCTGTGAATGAAATCAAGTCGGCCCACGCATCGGCAACGCCATTATCTGAGGACTCCTGTATTTTAATAGTCAGCGTGTCATTACTCCCAAGCCCCCAGTATTGCATATAAGCCACAGCCCCGCCGGTGGACTGCGCTGCATTATTGACAGCGGTGCTTGACCCATCAGAAGTCTTGGTTGCCGCCTCCTGGAGCACAATACATTCATCCCACGGGTAATTATCGACTACCATCTCCGCCGAGACTCTATTCAGGTCGGTCACCACCGTCTTGTATTCCAGCTTCTGTAACCGCACCTCGTTAGCGGCGTAAGCATAATCGCTTTGTGCTGTGCCGAAGGGGATAATGACCTGATATCCGGTAGTTGCTGCCCTTAATGCCTCCAAAACGGTGGTGTAGTTATCGTCAAATATCCCCTCTAGTTTGAGCACGTCTTTACCCATCCCGGGGAAATAGTGAAAGCCTGCCACCCCGTCCATAACCACATACTCATGCATGTCACGTTCTCGGTCTGGCGCGAGTGCCATCGCAATAGAGGACAGATCATACCCGTTGATATAAAATCGTGCGTCTTTGCCGATGAGTTTAGCCATTCATCACCTTCCTAAGTCCAAATCCGGCAATTAAACCTTCCGGCCTGATAGGTATTCCCATTGATAGTTACACCAGCCCGCACCTTTTCCCATCTGTCAACGGTTATCTCTTTGGCATGGGTTGAAAGAGTTGCAGCTTCAAGGGCTGCGAGAATAGACTTTGTGCCGCTCGCCTCGATATATTCGTCAATCGTTGACTGTGCCGATTCCACTCCGTTCACCCGTTCCGCCACCAAAATAACCTCGGCGTTGATTGTGGCGTCACCGCCAACGTCAAGGTGGTAATTAACGTTGATAATATCCACGTAGGCAGCAGGAAATGAATTGATGGCATTTGGCGCAAAATTGAAGCCGTTCAATCCCGTAACACCATCAAGTGCTGCTTCTAAAGCCGTTCTGAGTCCTGAAATAGTCATTGGTTAAAAGCCCTCTCTACTTCATCAGTTATTCGCGCCTCGATATGAGCCCGTGCCGACGGCAACGCATTGTTCACATTTGGATTAAAAAACGGATGGGCTGGGACGCGCCCGGTTATCGATCCGGCCCCTTTCCCTTTTTTCCTCTGTCTAGCCGAGACTCTCAGCGATCCACCTTGTACCGTTCTGTGCCCACTCTCTACCAAGTGCGCGTGTGGGGCAATTTTACGATCTATGGCTACCAGTGCAACCGACGGGTAACCTTGATTGACCGGCATCTTCTTTGTGGTAACAGATAGTTTCAGCCGTCCAGTAGGACCGACTGGGACGTTTGGCTTCACAGACTCATAGAGGATATTCGCTCCCTCCAAAAGGATTCCTGTTATCTGTTCACCAGATAGCGCCTCTTCTGCCCGTTTGATGGCATCGTGTAATTCAGTATCGCCGGTAACAGAAATTTCAAAATCCGCCATCTCAAACAAACTCCCACTTAACAAACGGCGCCAACTTCGCTTCGATCTCCCTCATGATACTTGCAAACGGTATCCGTGTCTCGCCGTACTCAGTCGAGCCAGCGATGCCGGTGTATCCGCTCTGACGTTCCTTGTAGGCAAGCATGGTCTTCAGAATGCAAGCCTCCACCACGTCTTCCGGGTACTGGTAAACATTGATCACCTTTCCGGTTGTATGCGTTGCCTCCGTGGTGCCGTTGACCCCGCGGATGACGGTCCATGAGGTAGTAGCCCCGGCGCTCACGTAGCATTGCTCTGACTCGATTAGCCAGGTCTGCCCGATTGCAAGCCCGGTTGCCCCGGATGTGGTTATCTCTGTCTCAGAAGCGTCAAGCTCTTCATTCGTGGTGCTTCCGCTTGCGGCGTATGGCGTAGCCGATAGGCCGTTCCCGTAGCCAAACGAGCCGACCAGTTGAACGAGCTTCCGGCCGGATCCGCCGAAGTCTGAATAACTCCGGGCCGCCCTGGATGAAATCAAAGCCATCGTTTTTGGGAATTTATCATACGGCCAAAGCTCGTAATCCGTGTTCGCGGTGTAGGTGTTCTCAAATGTTCCGTCTGCGTCAGTATCCGTTTTGAGCGTGGTCACAGAAAGCAGATCATCGATAAAGAGCTTTTCTTCCGCCCCGTCATAATAACGGGTCGCAGCCTCGACGGTGAAGTTTCTCCGGCAATGTTGATCTATCCACCGAGAGGACGCATTGAGCCACAGAAGGATGTCAGCGTCCCATGCGGTGTCGGATGCGCTAAGTCCAAGCCTGCGCCGGATGGTGGTCAAGTCCGAGTAGTTGTTCATGCCGTTACCTCTCGTCTGCGGTGTCTCGCTAGTATCCAGTGCCCGCCACCTGGACTTGGCCCGTTACACCATTGCCAACCAACGTTGCTCCCTCCGTTGGTGGAACTGGCCCCTGCGTACCACATACCGGAAGGATTGACCGTGACCCCCGAAATGGACATATAGTTGAGGTTGATTCGGCCTCCGCCGGTCTTTGTCCACGTTCCGCCAGTGAGGGTGATCACCTTATTGCCAATGTCTCGGACGAAGTTGCGAACCGTCTGCGTGGTTCCTGTAGCAACAATCGTCTTCGCAGC